AAGCGCATTGTTATACGCCTTTGCTGCTCGCAGTATATATTCTGGAAATATCAACGGAGATACCAGGTTATCTCGATAGACACAAACCTGTTTAAACACTCCTTCTTCTCCAGATATGTCAAAGACAGTAAACGTGCTGTAATCTTGCCCTCGACCTTTGCTCACATCAACGGTCATGACATAGTCGTGACCTTCGATCGGTTCAACATAATAGTGTATGCCGTGCTGAGATTGCATCGGCTCTCGTGATTGCAATCCAAGCAGAGTGTCTGAGCCTATAAGAGTCTGACTGCTGCCTATAAAGTTTACTTCAAACTCTTGACGAAATTGAAGTTCACTGCTGTTTGCGATTGTCTGACGTTTCCATTCATCGTCCCGACCAGGCACATCGTTCCATCGAATAGTAAAAGGTTGAAACTCGTTTGTAGCTTGTATCGCACCTTCCCAAAGCTTATAAAACATGTTGCCGATGCCGTTAGGTGTGCTTGTAATGATAACTTTGGTGTCTTTGCCAGACGAGATAACAGGATAGGTACTTGTATAAAACTCGTTTGCACCATGAACGAATGCAAATTCATCTAGAAAGATAACATTCATTGACAATCCACGAATACTGGAACCGCTTGTAGCCGCTGCAATAATTTCAGAGTTGTTGCTAAATTTTATGTTGCCTTTGTTTAGTATCTTGCAACCTGGCTGCAAGAAAAACGGCAAGTTTTCAAGCATAAGTGTAAGTCGACTAAGCATCTCGCGAGCAGTCGCTCCTTTGTTTGCAAGTATGCCTATCTTTTTATCGGGATTAAATACCGCGTAATGAAGCAGCCATGCTACACTCGTCACAGACTTGCCGCTCTGACGACACGCGAGAATAATGCTAAAGCGATTGCGTGTAAAGTGATCGACCATCTTTTCTTGATAGCCACGCAGTTTAAAGTTTACGAGTCCGCGATCAAGGTTTATAACCTTTACATAATGTTCTGCAAAGTATGACACACTTGCCATACATTTTTTATACTCGCTTATCTCGTGAGCGGTAAACTGCTGTTGCACTCCATCACGCTTGATATATGGATTGCCATTATATGAATCTGGAGTTGTCATTCAATGTCAATAGCTTCCTCATCAACGTCACCTCTCAACAGTTTTTGCAGTTCTGTAGTGGTGCCAACAAATATAGCATTATTAGTAGTGTTCTGTGCAGACGCTTGTCCGCGTTTGTCTTCAACCTGCACAATCTTCTTGCGTTCTTTCTGCAAACCTAACAGCTGTCCGTTTATGTCAGCTGCAGTTTTTATCATACCAGCAAGTACCTCGAATGCACGCGGGTGTTCTGCATCAGCTGCAAGAGCATGCATCGTGCTTATAGCCTCGTCGCTTGTATCGATAAGTTTTTTAATGCGCTCTCGTGCAAACCGATAGTCTTCTTCGGCATGCAACACAATTTCGTCATGAGACGGCCCAACTGAAGTGCCAGTCGCGACTGCAATTTCATGCTTTACTGGCAAAACATTCTTTTCAAGAGATGCCAGTATGCTGTCTTTGTCTTTTTTCATAATCAATCGTAAACTATAGTCATAGGAGCATTTAGATATCCGTCTCCATTTTGTTGTATCTTGTATGTCAAAGTTACTGTTTGACCTAATGGCACAACGCGTGTGTGCGATTGCTTCAACACATCAACGCCGTCACTGCTGTCTAACACTAACGTATTGTCATAATATACTTTGATATAAGAACCAGACTCTGTAGAACCATATCCATTGGTTTGCTGTCCAAATACAGGGTTTGAAGACCAATTGTGAAGGAGATATCGTTCTCCATTTTGACCTCTTGCTCCAGTAAATGGATCATTCGGATCATTGAAATATATCGCAGAAAAAATTATCTCGTTCGGTGAAGAAACTGTGGTGTTGCTAGTGACATCTATCGTTCCTCCTTGTGGTGAGATCGTGATATTCGACTGAGAAGTTGATGTTATCGTCCATTGTAAACCTTCAATTGTGCTAGAAATTGCAGGCTCATCAAAGCCATATGTAGTGATCACAGTATAGTCTTCTGGAGTGTCATTTACAGGATCACCAAGTTCAACACGTATATGATCAATTCCATCAAGTATTAGAGACTCAGGTGTTATCGGTCTATCATACAAGTCAACGTCAACAACCTTGATAATTTTTGCTGGGCCAGACTGTATGCCCATAAACTTAAATTTGATGTCAAAATCTAATGTATAGATGATTGTACGACGACTGTTTCCAAAGTCCCCTTCATAGTCGTCTTGTATATTTGTGCTAGTTAACAGTATAGGCACGTCAGTAACTGAACCTGGACCTTCAAGATCTTTTACCGCGACTGTGTAGTCTGGAGTAAAATACGGGACAATCTGCTCAAAAATTTGAAGCGCGTCGTCTTGGTGGTGAGCGAGTATGCTTAGTTGAATGCCAACTTTGTATGGTGTGCTTTGATATACTCGTGTCTTGGTGTTGGAGTCGCCTTCAACAAGATATAATTTGCTGTTGAGCTTATTCAACTTGCTCGCTGAGTCATACATTATTGATGTAATTTCAAAGCTCATACGAGGCAACTTGATTGCAACGTCTCCAAACTCTTCGTTTTGTTGGCTTGATAGTCTAGCTAAAAACTTTTGTTTTGGACCATATGAAATTGGCACTCGTTGGATGCCAGTCATCTTGCCGTTTACCTTTTTCGCGATAGAAATGTCGTTAAAGATTGTGCCAAACACAGCTACAATCTTCTTAAGATTTCCATTATAGTAGTATGAATTGTTTAGCATGGTTTATGATGGATCACCGAATGGATTGCTTTCACTAAAGTCGATATAAGAGTTTCCTACTATATCAAAAGAACTGTTTTGAGTAAGATCATCGTTGATGAAAAGTGCTGCATCTCCATCATTTAAATCAACTACTGAAGTCACAGTTGACGTTGTGCCAGAAGTTTGACCGACCAATGTAGTATTAGTTGTTAACACGTGAAACTCTCCATCGTTGAATGTCAACGTACCGAACGTTGCTATTGTTCCAGTTGGTGTGTGTTCATACTGCAACAGCTCTGCTTCTCCAAAAACTCCAGACGGTAACTCGATCGTTAGCGTTTCACCAAGATCATGCACGTCTCCGCCGTCAAAGTCAAGTACAGCACGTGAACCCTGTGTATGACCGACCTGTATAGCGTCAATCTCTTCTATTCCAGTATCAATCTCTTGACCGCTGTATTCGAAGAGTTCACATGTAAGTTTAAATGTAGGTATAACAGCCTTGGTATCGCCGGTGCCTCCAAGTTGGAAGAATGGAACTTTGTCTTCAACAAATTTAATTTCAAATATTCCTCCGCTAAACGGAATATAGATCAGGTCGCCTTCACGTGGTCGAACGCTGTCGTTTGTATAGCCATGACGACCTATAAGCGAGTTCCATCGACGACGACTGCACACAAGCGTAATCTGATCTCGTGTTTCAAGACCAAACTTGGTCATAAGATCACCGTCACCTTCAAAGCCGTCAACACTTTCGACAAACATTTCGATAAGAAACGAAGTGTCGAAGCTTGATATAACGTCTTCGTTTAGGATAAAGTCTTGCTTTACAATCTTGCGAGGAATGTAGTAGACGTCATGGCCCATAATCTTCATAGACTCGATAAGAATGTCTTCAAGAAGATTCTGCTCGGGTCTGTAGCGTTGGCTAAAATATACACTGCGTGGCATAGTCTGTTATCCCATATAAAAGTCTGGCGGCATTTGATACTTGGTATCAAAGTCAGTCTCAATTTTTTCAATGTCAGCGATCGCGTCTTCGTAGATTGCGCGACCGTTTAGTGTGATTCCACCTGGAAGAGTCATACCTTCGAATTTCAATAAGTTTGTTCCCCACTGTTTTTTCAACAGTGCAGTAAGATACTTCTTGAGAAGCATGTCGTTGTAGACGTCTGTAAAGTCATTAGGATTGATGGTCTGATAGCCTTCAATAATAATATACTGACCGATGCTTACATAGCTTTTCCAATCGTCTTGAATGCTCAGACGATTCATGTGACGAGTGAATATAATCTGTTGGGTTGAACCTGTAAGTATAAGTTCAATCGAGTTCATATACTGTTTGGTCATCTCATAGTTGATGAGCGACTCGGGCTTGCGAAGGCCATAGAGGTCATTTAAAAACATCTGATACTTAACGCTAAACATGTCAGCTGCATCGCCGCTGCTCAAGTTTAAGACTCGCAACACCGAAATAAGCTGATCAGGCAATGTAATGTAGTTGTTGACATAGTCTGTTGGTGTGACCTGATGTTTATAGAATGTACGTACGACTGCGTCGCTGTGATACTCTTGATAAAATTGAATTGCTTCGTCGATACGATCTTCAATCTGATCTTCGTCGATGTTGATTTCAAGTACTGGAGCACCAAGAGCGCGAAGGCAATAGTCTGCTAATTCTTGGCGTGTTGTTGGTTTTGCCATAATATACTATTTATACTCAATGTCCTTTAGTGGCGAAATTGTATGTAATCTTTCCAGTCAAATCAGAAGAGTATACGCTCGAACCTGGAGTCATATACTGAAAATATAATTCTCCTGCACCTTCTGGTCCGTTTCCAAACTCTATCGTCAACGGATAATATAGATTCGCGACCATATAAAATGTACCTGTACTTTCGTAAACGCCATGCAAACCAGGCAAACTTACTACGCTATTGCCGATAGATCGGTTGACATCAAATGCATTAGGACCAAGCCATAGATAGCTAGCATCGTCAGAAGCAAGTTTAAATGTATATAGTCCGCTTACATCAGGTTTAAAATAACCTCTTATAATAAGACTCTCGTTATTTGGAACCGCAGAATAGTTTCCATAGACGACATTCGCGACCTCTTCAGATTTTAAAGCTGGACCTACACTAGCAGTTCCAGAATTTGTCGGTGCTGACGCACCAAAATATATTACTCCTTTGCCAACTGCAGGAAATGGTGCACTTAATGACTCTGGTCTATCATATGCAGTGTTTGAAATAAATCCCCAATTAGCCCAATCTGACTCTGTAGTTGCAACTCCAGCATTGACAATTTGAAAAGCAGAGCCAACTCCAAAACCGTCGCCAAATTCAGTTAAAAGTTTACTGTTAAAAAAACTGTTGTCGTCGTTAAAATATCCCCAGTATTGCTTTGTGTATAATCCTGATTGTAAATTTAATCCACTTACGTCCCATGAATTTGGATCACTAGAAACAGCGGTGCCATACTTGTATGACA